GGATAATCCAAGCCAGATTCTCGAACGGCGGCCAAGTCAGCGGCCATATCGAGACGGCGGCACCTCCACCTCAGCTGAGGTTGCGGGAGTCACTTGCGACGGTTGTCGCACATGAGCTCTCGCGGATAAGGTGTCGTCGGTCCAACGTGGATACGTTTGTTGTTCCTCTCAGCCCAATTGACGATGAAGTCGTCATGGGCTCGTTAATGTTTCTGCGTTCGTTCTTGGAATGTACTCTGGATGTCTATTCTCCAGAGGAAGTTCCGTTGATGCCTTCAAGTGCGTGGAACCTGATTTACGAAAGCTCTCGAAAGACTGAGGCTTATCAGGTTAAGGCATTTAAGTTCTTTTATGTAAACTATTTGGCTCGTCACCTCAGTTCTAAGACCGGTGACCGTCAAGTTCCTCCTGCCCAACCAGATCCGGATATCGATCCATTCTTATGGTTTAAGGGGGCAATGCGAAGGTGGCTCAAGCAACGCTGTGTGTGTAGAACCCACAGGGCCTCGCTCTACGCATTGTCTCTTGGGCAAGGTCTGAAGAGGGGCTGTAAGGCCATGTCGCCAGAAATGGTGCGACTTCAGATGCTCAAGCAGATGGAATCTCTCACGAAAGTGAACTCCTCACCCACGGAACTCCTTACAGATGTTCCTAGCCGGGTACGATCACTTCTTGACGGTATCGATAGGATAAGACAGCCAGGATGTCCGCTTCACACGCGATGGGTCGAGTGGCCCCCAGTTCTCACTGAGGCCTCTCGTTCTGCATGCAGCCGAGCCAACAGATCTATTGGCGGGCAGCGTGGCGCTGTGATTGCAGAGATGGCAGCAAGGTCGGAAGGCTTTGGGCTGCAGGACATCTTGACTATGACTGAGGTCGAGGGCGGGGTCGTGCACGAGTCCATGCGCACGACATGCACTGATGAAGACCTTTGGGACCATGCGTCAGCCTCCGTTCAGCGGCAGCATGACAAGAAGGGCGATTTCTCTAATCCGCTCTCTGTCGTGTGCCCTGTTCTTGAGCCCTTGAAAGTCAGGCTCATAACGAAAGGCGATCCCATGTTCCAATATATCGCAAAGATCATGCAAAAGTCGCTCTGGGAGAACTTGAGTTCTGTTCCCCAGTTCCGGTTGACAGGAGAGCCCTTGGACAAGTGGCATCTCATCAACCTTGAGAGACAGACTAAGAAAGTCTGGGACGGGACTGGAAAGGTTCCAACCCTGTTTGTCTCTGGCGACTATGAGGCGGCTACCGATAACCTCCATATTGACATCTCGAAGGCGATCCTGGAGACTCTTTTCAATGAGCTCCTCCATCGCCGTCATGACATACCCGCAAAGGATGCATGGCGAGTGGATGTCCTGGAAGCCTGCTGTCGGTACGCACTGTACGAGC